AAACTAAATTGCTTACCTCCATATCCTCACCCTCCTTTTTATCATGTTCCTGAATTAAAAAGACCTCAATTCAAGAACCTAACTTACTTGTATTCATTTATGGACAAGAAAACGTCCAAAAAGAGTAAGTATTACCGCGAAAGTTTTTCAGGCGATGTGACATTTCACAGTCAACTTGGAAGCGGTTATGATTTAGCAGTGTTAGGTAATTTCAATGAATTAGTTGAAAGACTTGCTAAATATGATAAAACATACCTTCAGTTAGAAGATGCACCTTTGAATGTAAGATTGAACCATTATTTTTCAAAGGTAGGAGAGTGTTTGCCAATTTCGAAAGAGGATGCTTATAAAGTTCTAAACAAGAACGCCTCTGTCGGGTTTGGTGGTAAGTATTTTGGTGTGCTTAATAGAATTGATCCTTTACTTTTTCCTTATCTGGACGATTATTTAACAACGGAAAGTGTAGCTATAATTAATGCTTCGCAGAAAGATGAAATTAGAGTCTATGGTAAAACTCCTAGACTTTTTATGTCTTATCCAGTAGAGCATACTTTCATGTCTACCATGATTTTCTACACATTTGTACAACAGTTTTATGCTAACTCGTTTATTAAGACGGGTGTTTCTTCAGCTGTTTCCGATTCACCTCAGAAGGGTGCTATGAAGTTATATTCTGACGCTCTGCAACAAAGAAAGTATTTGTATGCTACAGATACTGCGGCTCAAGATGCTTCTGTTAGTCCAGACTTCATCTACAAAGTCTATGCTAAAATAAGATCTAAATTTGTTGGTACTACGCAAGAATTTGTGTGGTTTGATAGAGTTGCTTTCAATTCTGTCAATAAGTGTGTTTCACTTAATGGATCTTGTTATATGGTCACTGGAGGTTTAGGTTCTGGTGATTATTTGACTTTGATTTTAAATATTATGTGGCGAGCTTATATGGTTCTTGAACAATATTCCAAAAAGTATGATTTGAATACTTTCTGGGATCACAACACAATGATTATAAATGGTGATGATCTGATTATGTCTTCAGATTATCTTCTTGATCTTTCTTCTCAACATGCTAAAATTGAGTGGAAGGGTATGCCCATTACATTGCGTGAGCTTGATTTTTGTTCTATGAAATTCCATCCTTATATTCGTCATGATGAAGATAAGTGCCGTGCGGTACTAACTAAAAGGAAA